CATATTCCATCTCTAGTGCGTTGTCAAGAAAATCCTCGGCACATTCCTGTATCCATGCTTTCACTTCTTTAAATTCTGGATGCAGAAGAATGTTATTGAATTTCTGTGTTCTGAGTTTAGTCTGTCCTTCAAATTGCTCAAATGTAAATTCAGACAAGTCTAGAGTATCCATAAAAGATTTGGGGGCAGTATATGGTTGTACCATACCAGATGGAAATAAAGGAATACCACTCATATTATTTGTAGCCTCTCACATAAACTATCTTTTGTTATATGCTTCACATTTTTTTCATCAAATTCAAGAGTAGAATCTACCAAAATAAATTCAATGTCATATAAAGAAAACTCTTTGAATACCGTCTTCATTTGTCCATACCAATTATCGGGACTAAAACCTTTAGTATCAGTTGGTAAATAATTGTCTGTACCTTTGTATATATTATTCAATGGTTGATCATATGAACTTAAATCATACCCCAAAATATAAACTTCAGATGGTTGTGTTTGGGCTGCAAGGTGTAAAGCAGTATTACCTGTAGACCAACCTATAGGATACTCTATATTTCTTACATCATCATTTTCTTCCACATAGGTAATCCAGACTCCAACATCCTTTTCCAGCTTTAGTTTCAAATCATCTATATCAAGATGTGGATTCATTCGTATTGCAACTTCAATTTTCTCTTGCAATGTATTGGGGTCTTTACCTGATATAACACATTGACCTGTTCTATTTTTGCTTCTATGAATAAATGCTTCTGGTATATCAAACCCCATGAACATCATGTCAGCAACTTCTGCTGGTACTGGACTCCAGTTTGCAAAATGAACATTTTTTATCTCACCATATTCTGGATTCTCCAATGCGTAGCCAGAGTCATATATTTCCTGTTGCATACCATAGTCTACCGAAACAAGGTTATGTACATACCCATCACGATAGAGAGCATTACAACCCCACGTTGTAACGGTATTATCCGTTATATCTTGATGACATGGTTTGAACCATGACCGTGATTCGCCATTACCTATAACAAGTGCTTTATGCATCCCGAAGGGCTTGCCATGAGGCGGGGAAGAGCTCTGCTGCATATTCATCAATACCCCATCCAACATTCTGTGTCTCCTTTTGTGCATCTGGTTTGCATCGTAAATTACACACACGAGCAAACGCATACAGAGTGCCACTCCAATACCATTCTGTCATCATAGACTGCGGCAGAACCATTCTGGCTTGTTCTGGTGATACACCATCTCTTAATAGTTGTTCATAAGTCCACTTAGCAGAACTAAGTGCTTGTTGATAATGGTCTACCAGAAAATCGTGTGGATTGATATCAATCACTTCATCAGAAGAACCCTGCTTTGAATTTTTGGGTCTACCACGCCACTCCTCTGGTTCGTAAAACTCAACCTCTTCATCAACGTATCTTCTTGATACCTCATTCCACACCAGACCTACCTGATGTTTCACTAACTGTCTTGCAACAAACACTGGAGCCTTAATATGGAACTGCATAGAAGCATGTCCAAAGGGACTCCAGTGATCGTGTTTGGCAAGGTAGTTAATTAGTTTAGTATCATTCTTATCATCAAATTCCGTATTCTTCTTTGCAAAAGATACACGGGCGGCATTAACCACAGACAAATCACTGCCCATATGATCTACAAGTTGTACTTCCATACTAACTCCAAATTGGTGCCGGAGGTAGGAATTGAACCCACGGCCTGAGGTTTACAAAACCCCTGCTCTACCCCTGAGCTACTCCGGCAATCCAACTATCTGTCCCGATTGTTGTATCTCCGTTGTGGACGATACCCCTTTGGCCAACTAGGTTGGCGACTAGCAAGTTTCTTAACTCGCTCAGACATTTCAGAGTTTTCCTTTGTCAACTCTGCACAGTCAAACTCAAGTTCCTTCACTCGAGCATCGAGCGTTGTAACTTCGTTTTCTAGAAATGCTTCATTCCTAGTATTCATAACTTAGACTCCTCTATAAGTTTCAATAATTGTATTCTATACCTTTTGACATCAATTGTCAAGAACCTTTTGTAATTAGTCATCAATTTATTTAAATCCTGCCATACAATATCATCCTTTAGTTCTTTTTTCCAAGCTTGTTCATAATCTACCAACTCATTCAATATTATTATTGTCTCTAAAGAAACACGGCCGCCGAGAAATTCTTTCATAAGTTTAGGATGTTGTTTATTCTCTACTGCAAATAGGTTTTCAAAAGCATCCACCAACGGTTTCATTTCAACTAAAAACATACTAAAGAACCCCTGTCGTTTTAGTTTCCACGACTCATAGTTCTCATCATTGAAATTGGCGATATAGCCCTTTTTGTCTTTTATGAAATTTGATATGAGATAATTTTTTACTTCTTCTTCCGTATCATGCTTGCGAGAAAGTTTAACAAAAAAATATCTATCTTTACGTTTGTAAAATGAGTTGCGAGTAATTTTAGTCTTACCTTTATAATCTATAAAGTCATAATTACCCTTACCGAAATGTGCCTTCATAGCACAATACATCATATAAACATCAATAGGTTCCATAGTTCATATATTATTTCTTAGACGCACCCTTGAACATATTTGTATTCATATTGATACTGAATGATCTTCGTTCTCCATCACACTTAAAAGGATATACTAGATGTCTTATATTAGCAGGGAATAAATACCAATTACCGACCTTTGGGGTAAATCCTATTCTGTTATTTTCATAGAATGTTTTATCGCTAGAGCCAACATTACTCACAATTTCTAAAACTCCATTGTTAATACGGTCCTTTTTACGTTCTCCTGATAAATCTGGAACTTTTAAAAATCCTACGCAAGTTAATTCACAGTCCGTATGTGTATGAATAGGATTATAGTCTCCAGCAAAAGATCGTATATACCAAGCAGACTTAACATCAACTTGTATTCTATTTACAGCTTGTAATGATTGTTCTTTTGATGCTGCGAAAATATTTTGTTCTGGAACACTCAATTGATCAAAGTATCCACTGACATATGCTCGAGCTTGAGTACCAAACCACTTTCCCCATTTGTTAATAATATTTTTTGGAATTAAAAGTTCCTGTTCAACTTGACCAACAAGTTGGTGTGACCAATCTTGTGATTTAGATAATTCTTTATCCTTAACAATATCATCACAACCTTTATTAAGGTCATTCACTAATTCATCTGGTAAGATAGCATGACCTATTGGTGGTCCAAATGGAAAATATGTTTTCATTAAACTGGTAGTTGTGCTTGTTTGGGAAGGAAGTTTAAATCTCTAGCGTTTGCTTCGATCTTTTGTTTTAACCCTTTTGAAATAAGATAACCAACGGCGTCTGGTTCAATACCTTCTTTATCACAATACCATAGAACTGCTTCCATGTGAGTTATCTGTTTTTCTTTTGCTATGTTTTCTATAGCTATGGTAAAATTTTTGGGAGTGGTTAACATTCATATCTCCTACATCATATAAGTTGGGGGATTAACCGTGACCCCCCACGCACTTATTAGGTAGTGACCCCCTGTGTGTTCTCTAAGCCGGAGAGAATAAATGATTTTCTTACGATGGCCTCCAAATCCACACACATATTCATATAGTTTATCATATAACCCAAAAATCGTTAGTCTTACTTTCCGTTCTGGGATAAAATTATACTCGCCTTAGTGCGTTAGTATAAAGTGGGGTTATTCTGTTACTAGGAAACCCCAAAAACCCTGTTCAATTACGCAGTAACAGAAGCGGTGCGTAGTGCTGCATAACCAGCTGCAACAACAGAGCGTAGTGGCGTACCTATACGATACTTCATATAAGTTTCACCGTCATAAGACGATACACGCTTGTTCAAGAAGATTGAATAACCTTCTGAACGTAGTCTGCTAATAACCGCACGAACATTCTTAACACCATAACGTGCCGTAATCTGTTTAGCGGTTAGTTCTGCACCATTAACAAGTGCGTTAGCGACCTTATCGGTCTGTGTAGTTGTAGTTGTAGTAGTAGTCATAATTTAAGTATCTCCTTGTCATGACAAATTTAAATTACCAATGTGGTAATTTTTTGAGTGGGCCCGTTGGGTAACAAGGTGGAGCCCATACCCCGTGAGATTTTACGCTGCTAGAGCATAATCCTCAAGTGCAAAATTATCGTTTGCAATTATCTTTTGTGACCTATAAGGTGGTCAATCCACAATTCTCCACTTCTCTATTCCACGCCAGTCGATCCTATTTCGCCCCCTAAATCGGAGCTATTAACCACCGTAAATTTGGTGGAGGCGGAGGGTATTGCACCCTCGTCCTGTACGTCTTTCAATCCATATCAACGAACTGTAACTATATTTATACCATACTGAATGGCTTTTGTCAACCCCCTTTTTTCACTTTTTCTCCATAACAATAATTACATCTTCCGTTATTTTCATCACGCTCTTTTGGAGTAATAGGGCACTCACATATCACACAATCTATCATATGTCTACGAATTTTTTGCTGAAGGGCATAACTTTCTTGCATTTCTTTAGACCAAGGCATTTAATCTCTTCTAAGATCAGGTCGGCCAGGAAATCTATGAGAAGAACTATTTTTCTCCATATCTGGTCTTTGGTCAAAATGATAAAGAACAAAATGACTCTCTTGTAATATATTTGTTATACCCTGTATTACACCCTTTTCACCTTCCTCAATTTCTTTTTGTAGATTATCAAGTTGTTCATGCATCTTCTTATTATAAGGTATTTGATGGGCGACAGGTATTTTTATTCCTGATTTTAATACCCACAAGTATATAATTTTTGGTTCATCTACCAAATGTGATATAACAAAAAACTTTTCTGGGAGCAGTCTTGATGTTGGAAATCCTAACAATTCACTATATGTATGTACAGTACTAGC